GTACCGCTTTCAAGCCGAGTGTAAAGAGCATCCATCGCCTGTTTTAATTGCTCGCGAGTTTCGGTATCGGCAGTTAAAAGAGTAATGCCTGCTTCTTCAATAACATAGGAGATCTCTTCTTGAATGGCATTCAACCAATTCTGCTCAACCCGTGTGCCCGGTGGACCATTACTAAATAAATTACTTTGATTGTAAACACCTTCAGTCCTATGCATAATTATACTCCCTTGATTGACCAATCGGAGTCGAATCTAAAAAGACCATTCGTATCGCCTTCGATTACACCAATAATTTTAACTGAAGTAGCAATTGATGCGGGACCTGCAATAGATCCGATTACACCACTGTCAAGATACACAGGTCGGCCAAGGTAGCCATCGAAAATCCCACTAAAGGCAGACTTCCATACGAGACCTTTTACCAAAAGAATACCGCTACCATCAGATGCGATTGCGGCCGCAGCGACTGCCAGTTTACAATTCATACCACTATCAGCAACGTCCGCATTTTTCCAAGTACCACTTGCCGTTTGATAAACAATTGCCCCATAAACAAAAGCGCTATCGGCAACCTGAGAATAAAGATGACGTCCTCTAGTCCCTTCTGCCGTGAGTTGCGCCGCTAAAGGTTCATTCCAAAAGTCCGTGCTGTATGTAAATTCAGCAGGCATAACCGTAACCATAAAGTCGCGAAAATCCTGAGCACTAATTTGCCCAGTAACGTTATCGGCCATCAAGGTTAATAACGCTGCTCTTGTTCTTGCTGTATCAGCCATCTTTAATACTCCTTACAAAGGTTTATAAAATGAACTACCAAATTCCTCATAATCAAAATCACCACCACTATAGTATGCATAAAAGCCAGTCCCAAATGCTCGATCAAATGCTCCTGCCAAATAAGCTTCGTCGTCACTTGGAATAGCATTAAAGCTCGGACCAAAAGCACCAGAAAAAGCATACCCAGTATAGGTCCAATATAAAGTTATGTGTGCGGGTCTAAACTTTGTTAAAATACATTGCAATGTACTTGTATCGGCAACAGCTACCAATAAATCTCCGCACTGACTTCCACCACTAGTAAAGTATACCCAGTCGTCAGGAGACAAAGTTACATTGATACCAACAGTAAAAATATTACCCTGTCCTCCACATGGATCGCCAGCTACCGCTATACCGGCCCAAGCAGGGGTCGTTTCGGTTATCGTGATCTCATATCCCAAATCACTGGCCATGTCGATATAAGATTGTGCATGCAACCCACCTTCTTCAATAAATTTTACATGAACATTTGTTACCCTTTGAAGAAGAGACTGAACCTCGGTAATGCAATCATCAGGCAAGCCCAAGTCCGTTTCATGGTCCGTTAAAAGTTCACTAGTATATCTGGTATCAATTTCTCTTTGAAGTTCTTCGGTTCTTAAGTCAACCCTATTTAACTCAGCGGCATGGCCATACATTAAATTGTAAAACCCGCCATCAGGTTGTCTTGACCAAGCCTTCCCGCGAGGGAGTAAATTTAATAATAACTGTAAATATTCTGATATACTATATGACATATTATTTTTCCCATTAATAATCCGAGAAAGTTACATAACCCCGACGGTGTATTTTACTGGAAGTAGCACTGATATCGGCCACCGGATCATTAATAGTAAACCTTTCCAGCGAAGAAATATTTGCAAGAGCACTCGCTATATCAGAAATATAAATTGTTTCTCCCGGGCCACCCTCTCGCAAAAAAAGATCCGTAAGTTCAGTTTCGATTAATGTCTGTACACTTAATGTATTTGGATAAATAGATATTGTAAAGTTAGTATACTGTTCACTTAACGCAATCATGGACAACCCTGGTTCCGCCCCCAATGGAATACCCACTGTTCTGCCGGTCGCCGGATCAGTATGCTCTACCAAATAAGCCCTCATTGTTGCCATTGTAACTGAGCTTGGAATATATGGTGTGCTTGTATCCATGACAAAAGCACAACCAACAGTACCAAGTCCATTATAAGCAGGAAAGACCCACGCCCTCGTCACTCCTGAATTTTCCAGCATCCACTTAGTGTAATCATATGAACAACCACCATAAGGAGGATACTGTTTTCTAAGTAATAATCTTGCTCTCAGATCCGAGTCGTCTTCTTCATCAACTCCTCCCGTCAATCCATCGGCATCAACAGTGGCGGTTGTAGAAACTCCTGCAGCCGGAGAAGTAAAAGTTAATTCAGTACTGGCGTCTTGATTTCCATCTGCTCCAGCTTCAGAAGCAGTGACATCAATATCAGCTACTCCACCGGCTATTGTAGCGCTGGCATCAACGGTATATACAACCCCGTCCGACGTTTGCAATTCTGAATCCTCAAGGATTACCGAGCCGGTAGCTCCCGTTGCTTCCAAAGTCCCTGCAGCATAGGTAGCAGCTTTACGATTGATCCCGTATTCATCCGCCAATTCATCAAGACCATTTTGGTCAGCTTGCGCGACAAATCTTTGTTCCGCTTGATACCCGAGATAACTGTACAGCAAATGAATGGCTCCGGCATATACTCTTGCAAGAACCCTGAGAACGCTTCTCCTCAAAAGAGAAGTTCCGCCAGTTACTCTTGTTTCAATATCGCTGGAAATTCTATCAACTAATTCTGTTAATGTCGGTCTTTGGAAAGGCATATTTTTTACCCTTTTAAAAAATCAATTCACCCACACCATCAAAAGTTAAACCTTCTATTCCATCAAAACTAAAATACTCAATTTGCTTATAGTTAGTTCCAGAAGTTCCAAACCGGGCCAATACATCAAACGACATTGACGCTCCCTGTATTGTTTCAAGTATAAGATTTATAGTCACATGAAAGGCCAAACGAGCCGTGTTGCCATTAGGTTGTCTCTCTGTCGTCACTTCTATTGCGCTGGCGATCCCATCGTCGACAATCCATTGCAAGCATTCTTTTAAATATTCTTTTGCCTGAACAAGAACTTCTGGAAGAGTTTTTGATCTTTCCAGAAGCCAAATTCTTGAACCAATTTTATCGTTTTCAACTAACGGAGAAATTAAATCGCCCCACCATCCTCTTTTATCGGTATCAAGTATATTAGGTAATATGTCATCGTCCGCGGCTCTTCCGTCCGAAAAAATACTTATAAGAACCGCACTGTACAATCCTTGCTCCAATGCCAGATCACCGTTGACATAATTAATATTGCCCTCGAATTCACCTTCATCCCATGCAATCGCTATTTCTTGGATGGTCATTAGTTAGCCTTTGAACTTGTAAAATTACCTGCCCCTAATGTCGTCGTCGGAGCCCCCGTATTACCGCCTTGTGGATCAGTATGAACATGGTTGTTAAAGATATTCTGTAAATCACTCGTGGCTACAGTCTTACCTGTACCGCCCGCACCACCAATGGTACAGGTGCCATTTAAAACAATTGTCGTTCCGGTAAGAGTAATTGTTGTCCCGTCAACAGTTACGGTCGTCCCATTGAGATCAAGAGTTGTACCCGTTATTGATTTTGTCCCTGAAACATTTTCAGTGGATGAAGCCGCGTCAAGAGTATGGGCACCACTTACATTTTCATCAAGAGATGCACAATCAATACTAATTACCCCCGAAGGTTTTAAATGAATTCGATGAGCACCGGCTTTATCCTGATACGAGTAGAGAACGACATCACCGGACGACAGATCATCGGGGCGGTATCTTCTATCATGGACGCATATAACGATACCCTGATGTCGGTTACCGCCAATGAAACCAGCCAGTGCTTGAGCATCAACAAGAGGATAACTCGACAAACCATACTCCTCAAACCTCTCGACTCCAGTCGCTACTTCATCAGCCAATAATTTTAACTGCAACAATTGTGTTTTGTTGGAGTCATCAATAGCAGCAACGAGCGCTCTGCCAAGAAGCATCAATATGCTATTTTTAATTGGTCTTAAAATTTTATTAATTGCATTCATTATTCATTATTACCAATTGTAGAAAGAATATCAAAACTATTTTTTATATTCTCCGCCTGAGCCACTAATGTAAAAGCATCAGGAGACATAACAGTTATCTTAGAAATCATCCCACTGGTATCAGATAAAGAATAAGTAACATCCGTAATCAATAAGCTGCCTTGAACTTTTGAAACCGCATCATTGATTTTTATTAATGAATTAATTGACCAGGGCTTTCCATTTTCCTGCAACCATCCATTGACAACGTACTGATACTTTCTTGAAAATCCCGCTCTGGTCAACGACTCCCATTTGGCTCTATCACTTAATTGTTGTACTTGATTAACTACATCATCCGTAATAATAATAAGAGGTCGATGTCTGGTAATCAGAGCATCCGTTTCAACCGCCTTAGGTCCGGTAACAGTTTCAAGAATAGCAGAAAAATCACTCGATCCGTTTCCAGTTCCTTTTAAAATATAGTCGCTGTATCTTTCTATATTACTGTTCTCGCTCATTCCAGAAATAATATTTTTACCAAGATCAAGTGCATCGTTTGCTTTTTTAGCTGAGGTCCGAGTCAAGGTGACCTTACCATTACCATATCCGATAGGCAAGATTGCATTCATCCGACACAGTCTCAAGATACTATCAAAGACTGTATCCGCTTCTTTTGTTTTCCATGAATTGGCGGATGCCTTTTTAGCCACAGCAGCTGTGGCGCTATCGTCAACTAAAACAGAAATACCAAATGGTTTACAAAGAGCTTTTGTAATATTTAAAACCGATTGATTAATGAACTCGCTTTGCGACAAGGGACCCCAGTTGGAACAATCGACCAAATCACCAATCTTATCCCGGCCACGAATCTCTAATCTTTTTTCCAAACGGCTATATTCACTTGTTATTTCTTCAACATATCCAGTGGCC